CTAGAGCATCAGCCACTGGTTCAACTACTAAATATTCAACCAAAAACTCAGAATACAACTTATCACTGGTCCAATAGTCAATACCCTTGTTCTTTTTCAATAACCAACCAACAAACGCATTGGAGTTGATAACCTTGACATCAACACAATACTGACCAAACTTGGTAAAGGCACGATAATAAGGACTCTTGTTGTACTCATCAATCGTTTTCTGTTTACTACCACGAGTGTTTATCTTGTAGAAGTGAGTGTAAGCATAAAAACCTATCCTAGGTCCTGGTTCATTTCTACGGTGATATCTACGCTTCTGTTCACACATATGCTTCTCAAACGAAGACGCTCGTTTGAACTCACGACTACAGAAGTCACATACCAACTCGTCGGTTTCTATCATCACGACAATTCTTTCTTTATCTGCTCGGGGGTAAAACCCATATCTTTCGCTAACACCTTCAACTCCTTGATATCAGTAAACTCCGACATCAACTGAACATCTGACATCTTCATTGATGGATACAACTTGGCAATAAACTTCTCTACCTTGTTGTTATTTTTACCTTCTCGCTTTTTTGGTGCTATCCAGTTGTGTCTGAATGATCCCAACCCTGGACTAACCGCTGTACACATTAACCACTGGAGTTCTGGATGCTTGTTTACAGCAAAAAAGTTTTTGTTAAGTTTAACATTGCAACTTAACAAATAATATTCTTGAAGATCACTACTTCCTTGAACGCAAGATCCCCATCGAATCATAAGATACAAAGAACACTTCTTACGTTCTTCGTCAGTTAGCGAGTTCCAGAACGTGCGATCCTTCTCATCAAAACATCGCATTTCGTTGATAATCGAGAGTACACCTTCATTCATGATTCTTTCTACCAAAGTTCGACATTTTATTCGCAATATTCAACTTATCCATGGTTGGATCTAACGAAGTTGACCACACGGTTGATGTCACTTCTCAGTCTGGAATTACTCTTTCTGAGTTTGTCTATCTCGGTACCCTGTTCAGATACAATCTTTTCTAATTCCTGAACACTTCGTATCAGGGTCTTGAATAATGTTAGATCGAACTCATCCTTAGGAATTACTGTACGGATATCTTCTTCGTTAGTTTGTATTGTGTATTGTCCCATTATTATCACCAAGCGTGTTGATAGTTGACTATTTCTAAGTTTCTAGAAATTTCTTTGACAAAATAGATACAGTCGGGTTCTGGTCCCTCACTCAACGGAACGCACAACATCTGACCATTCTTTAGTTTAGGACTGTACCAAGTAACCTCATTGTACACGTTTAGAATCTCCACCTCAAAAAATTTCGGACTAAAACTACTGAGTGGATTGTAGGAAAACGCTTTGAAACCACGGTCATTCAATGATGTTAGGGGTAATACCTATAAATCACCTATTTCTGGTTCGCCAATCAGAATCTGCCAATCAACCGGCATCTTGACGACGTGACTGCCTACTTTCAATACCAACGCTGGGGCATTGAAACTCTCTAAAAAAATCAGTGGAATGAAAAAGTAATCGGGCGTCAGTGGATTACTATTGTCTAATATGGCAAATCTAAGGTCATCTACCTGTTCTGGTAGATGATCTAATTCAAATGCTCGGTTGTGGTCTAAATTTAATATTCGCAAAATACTCTCCCTGTTTATTCGTTATGTTATCATACATTTGATGACTTGTCAAGCGGTATTTTACTTCCACTCTAATTTTTCTTGAGAGAAAGGATACTGAGCCTCCTTGTAGAACGCTCGTCGTTTAGTCAAATGTCGTTTGGAAAATCTACAGGTACTCGTGATATCATAGATAACCACATCATTCTTGTCCTGTGCTTTACGAAGACCTCGTCCAATAGACTGAATACACCTTACAAAACTCTTGCCCGGCTCTATCAATACGATGTTGAATAGTCTAGGAATATTGATACCTGTGCTGGCCACGCCATAGGTAGCAACGATCACCTTACCATCACTACTGGAAATACTATCATACTCATCTTTACGAACACCAGCCTTAGTAGAACCACTGACAAATACCGCTGACTCACCCAACAACTCTACCAACTTCTTGCCAGCAGCAACTCTATCAACCAATACAAGTGTATTACCATCGTCCTTGACCCTATCAATGACTCCAGCTATCGTCTTCAACCGATCATCATCGTCTAATAGATACTTCAACTCAGACTGATAGTTGGAAAACTCTCGGTGGTCAACTAACTGAACAATATTGACATGACAGTTGGCTAAATGACCACCAGCTTGAAGGTCAGAAGCACCCAACCGTCCAATAACATCACCTAAACTACAAAACAAACTCATGAACTCATACGGTTCTTTTGGAATGGTACCCGTTACTCCCCACCTAATAGGAATGTTACTCATCGGTCCAGTCAATAATGCCTTGAGAGCTGCTCCTTTTACCATGTGACACTCATCAACTATGACACACACTACATCCTGGATAAACTCATGAATAGTAATATCACCAACACCATCTTTGGTGTTCTTCATCATGTTATTGAGGGACTGCCATGTACAAATGCTGTGAGTGTGACCTATCTCCTTACGGTCACCAAAGTAAACCCCAGTGTCTAACCTCATATTCTTGTAGTCAGCTTCAGTCTGTGTGACCAAGGTCTTGTTCGGAACGATAATAATAGTCCGTCCATATTTCTCAACCGTGGCACTCAGTGCGGCAGTTGTAATGGTCTTTCCGAAACCTGTAGCTAACTCCTGAAGACACTGTGTGTCACCCAAGAACTTGTTGATAGCTTCTACCTGATGTTCTTTCAATAAAATAGGTTGACCAGCAATAGGATGTCCATCCGGCCAAGTAATGTTGTCGAAGGACGTTTCACTAACTGGGTCAAAGTTGAATGTCCGACGATTGAATCTGCGGTCATCAAGTTCAATATCGTAACCTTCACTATCTAAGATAGGCACGATTTCTGGTAGAAGGTTGATAAAGGTATTCCCACCAATAGTAAAGAAACACTCTTTGCCGTTCCATCTGCCTAGTCTAACAGCTGGTTGATATCTAGCACCTGGTATCTCATAACTGAACTTGCTGGATAACTTCTTTCTGGTAGTGAGTTCAAGATCAATGATCTTACAGTTGACCTCGTCTAATAATTGTATTGTACAGTATTTCATTCTAATAGTATGTCTGATATCTGATGTTTTGTCAAGTGATTTGTTCAATCATACCCACTTCATGATGAATGCCACTCTTGCCTTCTCGTTATGAAAACTCCATCCACTATTAGACTCCCAACTAATACCGTTAGACTCACAATGAACAAACCAACGATCATTGATTGATTTATCAGTTGGTTCAAGACGCCTGACACCAATATCATCTAACCATCGGTCATGAAACTGATAAAATGCCATCAGTTCTTCAAAATTCAAAGGGATCAATTCATACCTCGTTCTAAAAGGGGGCCGAAGCCCCCCAAAGTCTATCAGTTCACCATACAAGTGGCTTTGGCATATGCTCTCCAGTTATCTGGTTTTACCTGAGTAAGATCAGCAATCTTCAGAGCCATTCTCAATGAAATCTCACGAAGATCACCCTTATTCTGTTCCATGAATTCAATGATCTCATCTGCTTGTTCATCACTAAAATCATAGTCTTGGAACAGATCACCACTACGATGAATCTGCTTGATCCTCAAGAATTTCTCCCGTGTAGTATTCATGGTAAGATCAAGATAATGACACCGACTACGAAGAGCTTCCAAGTGGTCCTGAAGTTTCTTGCTCTTGACGTGTTCCATATTCAAGTTCGTGATGAATATGATTGACCCTTTGAAGTCAAATGATTCAGGAATACCTTCCCGACGAAGATGATAACTGTCACTGTTCCAACAAAGTCTCCGTCGCTTACCACTGTCAAGAGCAGCCTTCAGTAGGTTCAAACTCAACTCATCACCAAAAATACCATCACTATCATCAAATACAATGACATTACCCTCATCACTGTACTTGTACAGGACAGAATAAAGACCAATTGGTGTCAACATACCCTTGACAATGTTGTACTTCAGTGGACGTTCGGCAATAAGGTCAAACATAGAAGACTTTTCAAGTTCCTTCTGAACACCATAACTTTTACCAACACCAGGCGGACCAACAACAATCATAGCACGAACATCGTTATTGATGGCTGCCTTGGTCATCTCATGAAGAATGTCAAACCGTTCCTCAATACGATTCATGATGTCTTCGTCTGATTCCTTCTTGGTGACCGTCTCGGGACTATCAACCAAGTTGACTGGAGCACGATTAGTAACTTCAAAGTCATGAATGGACTCTAAACGAATCCTGATCCGATCAGGTGTGTTATCACCAAAGTAACCTGATGACTTGACCGTGATGAAACCACCACGCTTGCCCTCGGTGTAACCCTTGACTAGAGTGAAAACGACGTTGTTGATAGGTTGGTTACGATAGGTACCATTGATAACATTGATAGCAGTCATTGACTTCTCCAGTCGTAGTTGGGAACAGAAAGAGTAGTGTATCAGGTTCAGACCGTTTTGTCAACAGTTTTTTCAATGTGTTTACAGTGTCCCCTAAATTTGAAACCACTACAACTACATCGGAGTGTGTCACCATGCTGAGTAACTATATATTTATTACCACCACTTCCCTCAACCGTCCAAGACTTCTTACCAGACACCGTTATTGGTTCAACAAACCCAAATGTGTCCTGAATAGTTACAAACTTACGATATCTGGTCTCAAACCTCAGAGGTCGAGGTAACTCCCTCAACACACCATCAACAACATAAGCATAGAGTCGGTCTTTTGAGTCATTGACCAGATAGGTGTGGTTAGCAGTGTCCCAGACTGTTACTTCTTTTAGTGTTATCATATCTATGTTACCTATGTCTTAGTAGGTGTGGAACATATCAGTACAGTTGTGGTAAGCCTTGAGGGTCAAATAGTTATTGTGAGCATTGTTGACACGAAAGATAGTAGCAGAAAACTCTGGTGCAGCAGCTACTTGTTCGTTGCGTGGCAATTGTTGGAATATATTGTGGAAGTTGGTAGACTTGACATTCACCAACAAGTTCAATAAAGAGATAGTATTTTCCTTTTCAGAAATTTCTGTGGCGGTGGTAGGTCGTTGAACAATAAAATCTCCCCGAACTGCAATGGCAGCGCCACCAGTCATAGAAGCAATTTTGGCACATGATGCTAGAGCAGTAGCGTCCGATGTTGTGTTGATCAGACCAGTATCGTCGAAACTATCAGCTTTTACATCAGCAGCGTTGAAGGATACAAGAACCAGAATAAGGGATAAGATGTTTTTTTTCATTTTTTTACCTTTTGGGTGGTGGTTATGAATGGGGACGATTCCCCATTCGTTAGAGACAGTATACTAGAAAGATT